CTGTTCCGGGACGGCCGGACCGGGCTGTACATGACCGACATGTTCCTGGCATGGGCGAACCCGAACCGGCTGATGGCCCGGTCCCGGGTCTACTCGGTGGACCGTCCGGCGCACCGGAGGCCGTCATGAAACCAGCGATCTTGTGCCGTGACTGCTGGTTGCTTCTCTGGAAGTACCGGAAGTTGATCCGGCGCGTGCCTTCCCGAAGGCACGTTCTCCCCTTCCCGGTCCGGAGGCATGGATGATCAGCGGCGACAACAAGTGGTTCACCGTGGCGCAGTACATCCTGGCCGCCGTCCAGGCGGGGCTGACCACCCCGGCGACCCGGAATCTGATCACCACGGGGCAGATCGCATGGGACGACTGCTGCGACGGCCAGCTTGCCGTGTCGGTCACCCGGATCTCCCCCACCGAGACGTTCCCCACCGAGACGGTCACGAACGTCCAGTCGGGGTCGTGCTCCCCGGCGTACGACCTCGCCGAGATCACCGTCCAGCTCGTCCGATGCCACCCGTCGAACGTACCCGCACCGACCCCGGCCGCGCTGACGGCCGCCGCGAGCGCGACCCTGATCGACGCCAACCAGGTCCGGCGGCTGGTCACGGCAGTGCTGTGCGCGCTGAAGAATGACGCCACCCAACGACTGGACTACTTCGTCCGTGATCAGCTCATGCTCGGACCCGAGGGCGGCTGTGCCGGTTCCGAGCTTCACGTCTACGTCGGGCTCGGGGTCGGCTGATGGGCGCTGACTTCCTGACGGTCAATCCGGCGGTTGCCCGGCGGCTGGCGGAACGGTCGTCGGTCACCGCCATCACGAAGATCACATACCGGGTCGCGGCCATCGCCCGGACGACCGCCCCGGGTTCGATGAAGACCAAGATCCGGGTGACCGTCTCCCCCGTCGGCGGTGGCATGGGCATCATCATCAGTGATCACCCTGCGACCACCTTCGTGATCCACGGGACGCGGCCCCACGTGATCGTCGCGCGCCGGAAAAAGATGTTGAAGTTCACCATCGGCGGCCGGGATCACTTCGCGAGGATGGTCCACCATCCTGGAAATCAGCCCAATCCATTTTTGGCCAAGGCCCTTTTGGCAGCTAGGAATTTTTAGACCGCGTCCGTCGCCATTCCCGGAGTCGATCACGACGGCATGTCTGGCAGTTCCGGCTTCCGCTCGGGGCAATGTAGGTGTTCTCATCGTCGTACGGATGGCCTTGTGGGCAGTGAGTCCGCAATGACCGGGCGACCCCTGCCCCCGCTGCTTCCCTCTTACGCCGTTCCCGGTCCAAGCCACACAGACGGCAGTATCTCTTTCCCCGACTGTTCCGCCGATCGTTGCCCCCCGTGTACGCGTGGCCGTGGGGGCAGTGCGTGATCGTCGCAGCCCGAACCCGGGTGACCGATCCCGCGAGTCCTCGCTTGACGTTGAGCCAGTGCGGGACGGCCTCCAAGTGCCACGGGTTCCAGCATGCTTTGTTCCGGCACAGATGATCAAGTTCAAGGCCGTCCGGGACCGGACCGATCATCCACGTATATGCGATGCGATGCGCGAACTGGTTCCGGCGATGTTCGATCTTGACGGCCGCGTATCCGCGCGGGGTGAGTTTCCTCACGTACGTCCAGCATGGAAGATCAAGATTCTTGATCAAACACGGAGCTTCACGCGATGCAGCGGTCAGGCGATCCATGACATCTCTCATGGATTCAGTGTACAGAGCGGGACCAAGGCGAACGACTTCCTGAGGAAGGCGCTGCTGGCGGCCAGGTAGTTCTGACGATCTTGAATTTCTATGCACTCGGTCTGGCCCAGTGATCGTGTCCAGTATCTGATACAGCCTCTGACGTGCAGGAATCCCTATCTCCGAGGGGGCTTACCAACCACCCACGGGACCTCGTGGGAGGCCGTCAGACGGGCGTACAGAGCTTTTGCTACCGTACGTGTCGGTAACCATAGTCTCTTATGACATACGGTCATTGCATATATGTCGGACCGATGCATGGATATGCCCAGGGAACGATCAAGGAAATTTCTCGGCTAGCGTGATCGACATGAGAGATTTCACCCATGACCGGCCCCGGATTCAGTTCAAGGTCGGTGACGACATCTTCGAGTGCGCGCCTGCCATCCCCGCGCGGACGCTGATGAACTTCGCGGTGAGGTTCGACTCGATCACGGAGAAGAGCACCGGGGCCGACCAGATGGACGCCATGGTCTCGATCCTGGAAGTCTCCCTGAAGCCCGAATCGCTGAAGCGGTTCCTGCTCCGTATGGAGGACAACGAAGATCCCATCGACCTGATCCAGGTGAACGACATCGTGGAATGGGTCATGGGTGAATACGGCCTGCGCCCTACCACATCGTCCGAGCCCTCTGCCAGTGGGCAGCCGCTCCCGGACGATGGCACGAACTCGACGGCGAACACGTCGGGCGGGGCGTAGACCTCCTGGATCTGCCGGTTGACCAATTCCTGAATGTGATCTATTACGCCATGATTCAACGCCTGGACGCCGACGAGGAGAAGGGACAGAAGCCCGAGGACGCCCGACGGGAGTTCGACGGGAAACTCGGCGTTGCCGTGTGGCGGATGCCCGGCGCTCCCGAGCGCCTGGTCGAGGAGAAGGACCCGGGCGCTCCGTGGTGGTGGCAGGGAGATGAGGAAGCATCGCAGGGCTTCCTTCAGCAGGTCGGCACGACGCTCGGTGGGGCGTGAAGGAGGTGACCGGGAATGGCAACTGAGATCATCGGCCGGGGTCTCGTAGAGATCCTGCCCGACTTCCGCAAGTTCGGGCCGGAACTCCTGACGTCCATGCGAACCGCCCGGACCCAGCTCGACGGATCCGCTCGGGGTCTCCGAGCGGCCGCCGGTACCGTCGTCCCGGCCATGGCCAAGATCGGCAAGGGTGTGACCTTCGTCGGCGCCGGTGTCGCGATCGCGGCCGTGAAGATGGCGGGCGACTTCCAGGCGGAAACCGCCGTGCTCCAGACGGCCGCCGGGGAGACGGCCAAGAACCTCGGCGTTGTCCGCAAGGGCATCCTGGACATCAGCAAGGGCACAGGCACCGGGCTGAAGAACCTGACCGACGGCATGTACACCATCGAGAAGGCCGGGTTCCGTGGCGCCGGTGGCCTGAAGGTCCTGAAAGCCGCCGCTCAGGGGGCCAAGGAGGAAAACGCCGACCTGGGCGACGTCACGAACGCCATGACGTCCGTGATGGCTTCCTACCACTTGGGCGTGGACAAGTCCGTCCAGGTGATGAACGCGCTGAAGACTTCCGCCGGTGAAGGCAAGATCACCATGGAAGAGTTCTCCGGCGCCTTGTCCACGGTGCTGCCGATCGCGTCGGCGAACAAGATCAGTTTCGAAGAGGTCGGCGGTGCGATCGCGACCCTGACCCAGCACGGAACATCCGCCCGCGAGGCGACCCAGGAACTGGCCGCAACGATCCGTTCCCTGGCGGCCCCGAACAACGTCGCCATCCGCGAGTTCGCCCGGTTCGGCCTGTCCGCCCAGGACGTGTCGCTGAACCTTGGCAAGCGCGGACTGACCGGGACGTTCGAACTGATGACGTCGACCATCCTTAAGCGGATGGGACCGAGCGGGAAGATCCTGCTGGACTCGTTCGAAGGGACCAAGCAGTCCGCGCACGCGGCCCAGGTGATGCTGTCCAAGATGTCCCCCGAGGTCCGTGCCCTCGCCAAGTCCTACCAGGACGGGAAGATAGATTCCGGCGACTGGACGATGAGCGTCAAGAGCCAGAACGTTGCGGTTCAGCCGATGCTCCGCAACTTCAAAACGCTGATGGACCGGTCGCGCGGGTTCTCGATGGAACTGAAGAAGGGCGGGCCGGAAACCAAGACCTACACCGACGCCCTGCGGAAGATGTCCGGCGGCGCGATCGGCCTGAACACGATCCTCCAGCTCTCCGGGGAGTCGCAGGCCGGATTCGAGGAACGCGTCAAGAAGACCGGCGAATCGTTCCACCACGCAACCAAGGACGTCGAAGGCTGGGACATCACCCAGAACCTGTTCAACACCCGCATGCAGCGGCTGAAGCAGACCATGACGGTACTGGCCATCGAGATCGGCAACAAACTCATGCCCGCGTTCAGCGCGATCGCGGGGTTCTTCTCGGATCACACCGGGGTCACCCTGGCATTGGTCGGCGCGATCGCGGCCCTGGCTGGAGCGTTCGCCGCCGCGTACGTCGGGATGAAGCTGTTCGCCGCCGGGCAGGCCATCGCCACGGCCGGGATGTGGCTGTTCAATACGTCGATGTCGGTCGGCCGGGCGCTGGCACTGGGCACGCGTATCGAAATGATCAGCCTGGCCATCGCACAGAAGGCGGTCGCCGTCGCGCAGTACATCGTCACGGCCGCTACCTGGGCGTGGTCGGTCGCGCTGAACTCCACGGGCATCCCGCTGCTCATCATCGCCATCGCGGCGCTGGTCGCGGCGATCATCTACGTGGCCGTGAAAACGACATGGTTCCAGACGGCGTGGAAATACACCTGGAACGCGATCAAGGTAGCGGCGATGTACGTGTGGCACGCCCTGAAACCGGTGTGGGACGGCATCGTGATCGGATTTCAATCGATCATGATGGCTGCTCAGGCCGTGTTCGACTGGCTCAAGAAGTGGTGGCCCCTGGTCGTATCCCTGATCACCGGTCCGATCGGGTTCGCCGTCGTGATGGTGATCCGGCACTGGGACGCGATCTACAACGGGCTGAAGACGGCGTTCAATGCCGTGATCGGGTTCTTCGCCAAGGTCGGCGGATGGATCGTCGGAGCACTGGGGGATGTCGGATCGCTGCTCTACAACCGGGGCAAGGACATCATCACCGGGATGATCAAGGGTCAGATCGCCATCGCGTCGACCCTGGGCACGTGGTTCATGAACAACGTGATCAAGCCCATCGGACGATTCTTCGCGCCTGCGGTGCACTGGCTTTACGATCACGGACGGGACATCATCCTGGGGATGCTCCGGGGTACGGCCGTGATCGCACGGACCGTCGGTTCGTGGTTCATGGACCATCTGATCCGTCCCATGATCAATGGATTCCGGAACGCCGGGACGTGGCTGTACCAACGCGGCCGGGACATCGTCCTGGGCATGATCCGGGGAAACCTTGCGATCGCCCGGGGGATTGCCAGTTGGTTCCGTAACAACGTGATAACCCTGCGATAGGCGCGTTCAAGAATGCCGGGACGTGGCTGTACAACCGGGGCAAGGACATCGTGTCCGGCCTGATCAACGGTGCCAAGAAGAAGCTCAGCGCGATCGGGTCCTGGGCCAAGAGCGTCTACGACGCCGTGGTCGGGGCGATCAAGAAGGTGTTCGGGATCAAGTCCCCGTCCACCGTCATGGCCGGGCTGGGCGGCCACATGATGTCCGGTCTGATGAAGGGCCTGCTGCGCGGTTCGTCGCT